GGTGATTTAACTCCCCTAATGCTCTTCCTTGTTCGATAAGTTTTTTGTAATTTTCGGTTTCCCTCTTTAAGATTCGTTCTCCGTATATTCGCCCATTTTTATTTGGGGTATCATATTTCTGTAGAACCGCATACATAATGAAATTCCCATTCTTATCCATCTCCTTCATTTCTCTAATAACTTCTTTGTTATCATTAGGTGATATATGACCAGCGTCATATTCGATAAGAATTCCTTTTGTATTTGTATCTGTTGCTTTTAATATTTTCATACCATATAGTGTTAACTCTTATATAAATATATAACTACAAAGAAAAAATAGTGTATGGTTGTAAATGAAAAAAGAGGGGACTACCCTCTTTTGTTTTTATGATAAGAAAATTTGTCGTATTTGACCACCGATTCGGTGATGATATTACTAAGTAAGTTAGATATCTCCGTTTTAAATTCGTCGTCTCTAATTTCGTAATTTTTGGTGGTGAATAAGGTTATTTCACAATTCATGAATGATTTCTTATCCTGTTCTAACCCACTTGCTCGAATATCTAAGTCCACGATAAACCTATCGTCTTTAAATTTCTCGGTTAGGTTAAGTCTGTCACTTAGGTTGTGTGTTATCTTCCTTTTTAATGTTCCGATTATCGGACTCCAATTCTCTACCGTTAGGTTTGGGACTACCCAACAAGATATCTTAGAGTATATTGATTTTAAGTTTTTTGAATCAACGGTACCATATCCACATTTAAAGTTTTCATTAACGTCTATGTGGATGTATTTTCCTGATTTCATATATGTTCATAATTCTACTGTCGTTTATTGTTACTTCTTTAAGTATAATAAACGTTATCTAATGAGTCAAAGAATATGACATAATAAAGTTCGTTTGGGTGTGTCGTTAATTTTTAGTATATTTATATATTAAATAAATGTACTAAAACAAACTAAATTTATGATTATAATTAAAGCTGGTAAGAATGAATCAATAGAAAGACTATTGAAAAGATATAAACGAAAGATTAGAAACGTAAAACAATTACAATCTATTAGAGATAGGAAAACCTACACTAAACCTTCGGCTACCAAACGGAAACAAAAATCTAAAGCAATATACCTACAACAAAAAAGAAATTCTGAGGACTCTTAAATTAAGTTACTATTCAACTCCTCTAATTTAATCAACGATAGTAAATCATTACCCGAATTAGTTACTTTACCTTCAACTTCCGATATCAAAGAAGATAACTCCTTATTGTCTTTTAATGTTGAGATACTTTCACTAATTTGGTTTTTTAAGTCAATAATAGATTCATTAATTTCTAACGTAGTTAATTTACGATACTTAAGAAAGGATTCTTTTTCAGATTCAGTCATAACCTCAAACTTGTCGTTAAACTTAGAAGTTAAAACATGATTTAAGATTGATTGAGTTACCGGTGAGTAATTCTCTGATAGATTTCTCGATTCAGTTAATTTGTCGACGAAAAACCCTTTTGATTCAATCCTTTCGATTAATGTGTCATACCCTGTTTTATGAACTAAAGTGTCTAAATTTTTAGTATACTCATTTTCATTACAAACAACACTTCCGAAAATAGTTTCTAACTTATTGATGCCTGACATATAATTTTCAGACATTAACGACTTAATCTCATTAACGGCTTCAGTTATAAATTCAGACGCGACTTCCTCACTGGAAATGTATTTATTTTCCATATCGGTATATATGTTAAAGACTTTAGATAAGTCTTTATTTTCGTTTAATACCGACATAAACATTTTTAATGTTTTTTTAAACTCCTCTTTGTTAGAGTAAGTCTCCGATAATTTAGTATAAACTTGATTTCTTAATTTTCCTAAGGTAGTCATATTACAAACTTTTATTATAAATATCTAAAAAATGAGTTAATTACTCATCTAATAACTTTTTTAGTTTATTTTCCATTACGGAAATCTCTCTCTGTCCTTTAGAGAGGTCCAGTTTTGTTGGGTGACCGAAATCTTTATGTTCTAATATTAATGAAATGTCGTCCGTGTTTATAGATTCCCCTAATTCACCCCCCATATCTATAGGTTCATCAGATGTGGTATCGTCCATCGACATATCATTACCCATATCGATATCCCCTTCAGACTCTTCAGAATTTTCACCATCTTCACCATCTTCTATTTCGGACTCAGGTTCCCCATATAATTCGTCTATATTTGAGAATACCCCTGTGGTCTTAATAACCTCCGGTGTTTTTTCTAATTCAGCAGCGATTGCTCGTTCAAAACGTTGTTGTTGTAAGTCTAACTTCACTTCTTCATCGGACATACCTAAAATAGTTTTCTTAGCCCACGTATGTGAAACTGCTGAAATACCATTCCCTGGGTCACTAACCGCGTCTTTATAAAGTAATATCTTTTCTTTCCACGCCTCAACCTTAAGTAGTTCCGACTGTGTTGATGGATTAGTTAACCCTAATGTGAAGTTATTCAACTCATCCTCCATACCTAACATATAAAGGTGAATGATTGCGATTTTATTCAACTCCTGAATCATCGCCTTTTGTATTCTATTTACAGTTCTAGCAAAACGTATATCCTGTAAAGATAAGTTCTTACCATCCGCAACGACATCCTCAAAACCTAAAAACGCTTTTGGGATACGAAGAGCCGCTAATAATTTCTTTTGTATGTACTCTATATCTGCAATCTCAGATAAATTCTGAGCTCCTGGTAGAGTATCTATAGGGTTTGGAGCATTAGGGTCACGAACGGGTATAAAATAATCTTGGTCCACTGCCATTTGATTGTATCGTTGGTCTACATTCCCATTTAATGGGTCAACTACGTTATCTCTCTTAAATTTGTTTGCGATTCTATTAACGTATTGGTCAACATCTTTATCGTCCATATTACCTACGAATACCTTAAAAACTCTTCTTTCAGGTGCTCTCGAAGTTCTATAGATTAACATAGCGTCTTCAGCTAAAACTAATTGTTTCCATATACGTCTAGCCTTTTCTAACATAGAGGTACCGTAAGGTAGTTTTCTATCATCACCTAATAATCTAAAGTGAGCCACTTCCCATACGTTGAATTCCATCATTTTCTCCTTCCATACATACTTAGTCTCACGGGATTCAGATGCGTCAGCAGTATTCCCATGTGAACCACTAATATGCATCCCTTTTTCCACTCTTTCGATTTCGATGTTAGGTAATTGATTACAACCGATAATTCCCTTCTTAGGGTCTAATTTTAGATATACAAAATCATCCCCATATTTACAAGTATTTCTTGTCCACATAGGTAGGTTAGTGTCGATATCTAAAACATTATTAAATAAATCCCCTAAAATCGACTTAATTCTCTTACTCTCAGAATAAATATTTAACATAAATCCTTGTTCTGACATTGTAGTTGCTTCTTCAGCGTAGATGTCTAACGCGGCAGATATTTCAGGAGTGAACTCCATCGACTCATAGTCGTAATATCCCGCCATACGGTTAGGTTCATGATATACCGCTTTCTGATATAACTCACTATCCACCTTTTTCCATTGGTTATTAAGAAACATCGACTGTTGAGCCTGTAACTTTTCTTGTTCGTATTCCGCCTTATCGGTAGTACGAAGTAATTCCTTTTTATCAAAATTATATGTGGGCGTAGGGTCACTCAAGGGTGTCCCACCTTGATTACCATTGAATAGCCCACCTATCCTTTGAAAAACTGTATATTTTTGCTCAGCCATTTTGTTATATGTATATTCAAAATAAGAATAGTCCTTATATAATTATAAGTCAATCTTACTATTTTCTTTTTCCACCACCCATTAACCAAGAATAGTCCAGATAATCTTGTCTAGTCGCTCCTCCGTTACTTCGGTTATGTCCGTTATTATGTAACCCTCTTAATGGGTCGTATGGGTCAGATGTCGGAGAAAATACCCCACCCGGTATCTTTTCCCTACTGGTCACAGTCCAACCTTCTAATAATGCCTTTGTACCTGATTCAGACGCTTTTAATAATGAGAATGAAAATTCCCCAACGTAAATACACATAGCCATTGCCATGATTAAATCATCGTGTTGTCCTTTCATATGGTCAGCCTTCCCATTTATATAAACAAATGTATTCATTTCATTAACTAGTCGACTCGATTTAACCACAAAGTCGTGTCTTAATGCCTCTTCAAATGACGCGACAATTTGAGTTCTTTTAGAATTAAACGATAAACCCGGCATTTTATCCTGAGATTTAGGGTTCCACGACCACTTATCAAATGCACTTACTCCGTCAGTATATAAATCCTTATAACCCATTTCCTGTAATTTCCTCACGGTTGCGACTCCCATCCCACCTGTAATATCGACCACGGTAAATGCGCTATACATCGTACCCCACTTATAACAAATATCCGCCAATTCATCTGGCGGTATTTTACCTAAATACTCCATTACCTGTTCTCTTGTGTCGAAATCTATAATACATATAGATGAAAAATCTTCACTATCCCCACGAGAAACGTCAACACCCATAATATAACGATGACCTTTGATTGGTTCTTTCCATAACCATATCTGACCCGCCATGTATTTTTCCTTTGGTTCCTCAATCATTGTGGTTTTAATTCTTTCGATTGTGTCCGATGGTATAACATTATCCCCCGAACCTAAAAAGTTGTTCTCTAACTCCTGTGAAATTTTACGCTTATCGTATTTAAGTTTTTTAGACATAGACTCAAACCAACTCGAATAAGGTTTATACCCACCAGATACTAACTCAGGGTATTTAGTTTGGTCTAACTCTTTCAATAACACTTCGTTATCATCGTAGTGTTGTCTATTTAACATATAGTGTACTATGTCCTTACATTTCACCCACATCAAATCTTTAGTGAAACGAGGGTCTTTATACCACACCATTTCAGTTATCTTAAAGTCATTCATTCCTGATTGACTCTGAGCGTATATTTCATAATAGATTTTATCAAACCCGTTTGGTGTTGAAACTACTATTACCTTACCACCGGTAGATAACGAAGCCATACAGGCAGCCCAAAAATCATTACCCGCCTCAATATAGGCGGCTTCATCAAAGATTAATATTGTTGGAGTATACCCCCTCAACGCATCCATAGAGGTCGCTACCGATTTAACCTCACTACCATTATTTAATCTAAAGTGTGACTGAGAATCCTTATCCTTAGAGAAACCAACATTAATCCATTCTGGCCATTGAACTAAAAACCCCCTAACCTTATTGGTCATTTCCTTGGCGGTGTCTAATTTATTAGCGATGATTAATATTTTTTCAGGTTTCTTTGGTGATGCGAATTGTAATTTCTTACTGGCCCATGCTGCGGTTGCAGTTGATACACCAGCTTGTCGATACTTTAATGCTAAATTCTCATTGTAGTCGTCATAATCCCGAATTAGTTGTAATTGGTCTGGGAATAATTCGAAAGGAACAAACTTTTGTTGCGTATTATCATACGTCTCCAAATACGTCTTTAATGCGTATGGGGTGTCTTTAAGACATTTAGAATACTCTTGTATTAATTCCTTTTTCGTCATATAATATAAATATGTGGAATTGTCATTTACCCTTAGAAATAGTATAGACCAAAAAAAAAGGGAACTAAGTTCCCTTTTTGTTAATTATTTTTCTTTAATTTAGACTTATACCTAATCCACTTAAAAAGTCACCTAAATCATCATCATTAAAACCGTCCGAGATGTCTTCCATACTATCTCTAAAAGATTCCATAGCGTCTTCAGCGTCTTCACCTTTCATTCTTTCGATAATGCCGTCAACTAATTGTTGTAGTGTTTGCCTACCTTGGTTAGTTCCTTTAATAACTTCATTAGCCAATGACAATAATGTCTTAGCATCTAATATTACAAACTCAGCGTAAAGTGCGTTCTGTAAAAATTTCTTATCTTCATCGATTAAGATGTCTTGTGGATAAGAGGCTCTAAATCTGTCCCATATTGCAGGTCCTAAACGTAAATCCCATATCTCTTTATCTAAAGTATCCTCCATCTCCATAACTTTCTCCGCTTGTTCAGATGATAAGTCGTTCATTGAGTATGACCCTAAATATTCTTTAATTCCTTTAATTAATTCGTGTAGTAATATTGGGAATGATACTGCGGTTGCTTTGATTGTTGGTGGGTCTGTTTCCATATCCACTTCTTCTCTTCCACCTACAGGTGCTTCACCACCACCAGGTGCTCCACCCGGTAACATCATACTAGCAGGAACCTGCCAATACAACATATCGTTCGCCGTCATCATTACACCATATTGGTTAAATAATTCGTCTGAACCTGTTAATGCTCTTAGTTCCTGTTGAACTAACGCGTACATATAATGTCCTCTTTTTGATGAACCTTGCATGATTGAATTAATAAAACGTCTTTTAGCCCTTTCTAATTTTAAATCGTCGAAAGTTTCAAACGCTTGTTCCTCAACCTCAAAATCTTCTTCTTCTGTTTCCTCAGGTGTTTGTGTGAAATCATCTTGTTTAACTTGACCCATTCCCACTAACTTAGCGGATATCATGAATCTTTTCTCAGGATGGGACTTAATACCCCACTCTCCCGGAGCGATTTCTTCTAAACCCTCTTCGGCTATAACTAAACTGATTGCTAATTTCTCTAACTCAGACTTGTGTTCTGCCTCAGTTCTTTGAATACTAGTAAACGATTGTCCAATCAATGGCATCAATTGCATAACGCCACTCATACCTGTTCCTACGTTTTCAACTCCCGTAGCGGATTTTAATTTTTCAACCACCTGAGCATATCTCTCAGATGCTAATAATTCTTGAAAATTATCTGGAATCCCATCTTTGTCAACGTCAACATCTAATGCTGGGTTGTCAGATAATGGGGTTGTTTTGTCAGCTAAAGATTTCTCTATAGATGGGTCGGGTCTCTGTGGACCGTCAAATTGCATCGGCATCTCGTCTAAGTTTTTCTTGATTTCAGCTAAGATACTGCTTTTTGATATAAATCCTAAATTCTTCATCTTATTTTTTCATTTTAGGATGTTTAGACCCTCTTTGTTTTGGTAAACCACCTAATGTTTCATCACCACCAGCAAAAGAACGACCATTTTCTTCTAAGTCTTCCTCTTCCATTTGTGCCTTTGGTTTCGGCGCGTGTTTAGGTTTAATAATTGGTTTTCCAGGTTTAATACCAGGTATTGTAGTTGGCTTAACAGGTGTCTCTACAGGTGAATTACCCACTAAAGACCCTAATTTTCCGTCAAATAAATCAAAATTCATAAATTCAGGTAGTGTTTCGGTTTCTATTTCGGCTAAGATAGGTGTTTCTCCTGTAATCTCACTAAGATATTTTAGTAATTCTTTCTTAGTTGTTTTAGATTCGGACACAGACCCTGACATAGATTTATTACCTTTGGTTTTACCTCCGATATTACCTTTCTCATTTGGTTGTGCGAAACCTGTATGTCCTGATTTAGAAACGGCCTTAGATTGTGTTCCTGCCTTTACAAACTTAACACTATTAAGTGTACCGTCTGTTTTATCTAAACGGTTATCTGAAACTTTACTAGACTCTACCGTCTTATCCCATCCCTTATCCACTGAAAGTGGTTTTTGGTATTTAGAGTCTTCGTCTAAATCCGTTTCGATGGTATCTTTATCATCATCTTCTTCAGTTGCCGGAGCGAACATTTGAACCAACATATTGAATTGTTCTTTGAAGTGAGACCTTAAATATGCTCGTTTTCCGTTATCGATTAAACTATTCTTGTCTATTTGATACTCTTCCCATTCGGACCAGTAGATATCAACCGCACTTTCAACTGCGGATTCAAGTTCATCACTAAATGGACTTGGCATTGTTTCAGGTTCCCCTAAATCACTATGGACCGAACGATTAAATGCCGTTTGGTCTGATGAACCCCACTCATTAATTTCACCTTTAGTCGTTTCCTCAGAAACTTCGATAGTGTCGTCAGAGTTAACTTTATCTTTTATCTTATCTACGTTTTCCGCACTTACTTTGAAAGTAGCCTCACTAAAAATACGGGAATGTAATACATTCACTTGTTTTTTAGTTAATGAAGATAGCGTATTATCTGAAAATCCTTCAGATAATAATTCATTGTAAAATTTATTATTCTTCATTTTCTTTAATTAAATTTGTCATTTTATCGAACTCTAAGATTAAATCACGTTCGTATAATTTATCTATGATGACCTCTAAAGATTCACCATATCTAAACACTAACCGTGTTTTATCTTCCTTTAATATCTCATCGGTTTCAGCGTCTTCCCACGAAAGTGCGATTACATCCTCGACCGAGTCATACACACAAAAGTAATCAGAGTTTTGAATTAAGTGTAGTTTTAAGTTAGACTCTTTTAATGAGCCGACCTTACTTATGTATTGTAATTCAGGTGGGTGTGCGTTTCCATATGCGGGTACGGTATCCCATCCATCACCAAAAGGTTCGCAGTCCGAGTACCCGAAGATAAACTCATATACGTTATTACCTAAGTAGTTAGGCCCTAATTCGTTTACATAAATCAATTTCATATTAGTCTACAAAGTATTTACCCAAAACGTTATCAATTTTCGTATCCATGTCAGTCTCATTTAAATCACCAAAAATCATTTTCCCTAACGCGTCGATATTATCATGTGTCGGGTTAATGTCTTTTAAAACTGATGATAATTTTCCTGTAGTATCTACAGAGTCAGACTTATCTAATTCTCCCGCGATTTTATCAGTACCTTTAGATACTGCTTGAGATGCGAACGAATTAATTTGTTTTCTACCTTCAGGGTTTGTTGCGTAATACTTAACGAATTTACCACCTAATTTAGAAAGTCCGTCCATAAATGCACCTTCATCTAAATCACTTTCAACGATTTCATCAGATTCTATATCTAATAATTCACCTAAATCTGCGATTGGAGTTTCATCCATCTCATCATCTAATCCTTCCATGTCAAAATCCATTTCTTCGTCGTCTAACCCAATCTCTTCAGAGTCCATTGATGACTCCTCGTCAGACTCAATTTCGAAATTTTCTAACTCCTCAAAGTTAGTCATCACATCAGATAAATCCTCCTCATCTAACCTAGATAAATCCACGGCAGATATGATTGAATTTAAAACATATTTTATGTCAGAAGAATCTAGGTCTACTTTCATCTCTCTAAGAGCTTGACCTAATTTCCCTGTTAATTTTTGTACTTTTTTTAGTTTACCGTCATCGTCACCGATTCCAAGGTCTTCCGTTGGTTCGTCACCGATTTCAGATTCGTCAGAAACTTCATCACCTAATCCTTCAACATCGAATTCCTCTTCACTCCCCATTTCAGGTTCAGTATTCATAGGTTCGATTTCCATCTCAGGTTCGTCAACCATAATTGGTTCCGGTGTTGGTTCCGCAGCTGGTTTCTTTAATACGAATTTAGTTTCATTTAAAACTGGGTCTTCCTTCCCTTCATTAAATTGTTCGTTTAATGGTTTTAACATTAAGTTAATCTTCTTTAACGCACCTGCGTAAGAATTAAATCTATATCTGTTTCTGTTTAACATACCGTCAACGTAATCTAAAGTAGTTTCATTTAGCCCTACCTTAACGTAGTAACCGTCATTTTCTTTTACGATTGCGTATGTATTACCGTCTACGGCGTTTTTTGAGTATTCGGTTTTAGTTTCATTTAATTTTGAACTTTTACTTCCGAAGTTAGCGATTTCGATAATTCTTTGAATTTTCTCGTCACCTGTAAGTTTTTCACTTCCTAATGGTTTCATTATAATGTTTTTTAACTATTAATAGTTTATGTTGTATATACCTCTATAAATATTAAAGAAATAGTAAAATGGTAATTAATCCTCGATATTAATCTCATCTAACGATAAAGACTTATCAACTAAGTCGTTTTTGGTGTCTAAAAGCTTACCAATATATCCATTTCTTCTAAGGAATTTAAATACTAAATTCTCATATGAGTACTCCCCATATTCTTCAAGACCTGTCGAACGGAATCGTTTTAATTTTTTTCTAATTTTGTCGATTGATTTGACCACTTCTTCGATGTCAGAACTACCTTTCGATTGTTCGACAACCTCGTCAATGATTGACATCCATTCGGATACCTTAGACATTAGTTTTTCCTCGTCGGGTTGTCTACCCCCCGGTTTTGGTTCCACTAACCACTTATCTTTTAATACTGAATAAACTCCTGACGAGAAATGAGCTTCTGTTTCGTCCTGGACATACAGTTCAACCTCAAACCCTTTTACTGTTATATCGTGAGAAGTATTCCAATTGATTTTCTTTGAATTAAAAAACTCTTTAATGAATGATACGTTTTCCCCAACCTCTTCAAAATCTAATACTACGTGCAAATCCACATCCGAAAAATCAGACCAATTATAATTAGATAACGACCCAGTCATAATGATATCGGCAATCTCTAACTCTATGACTAAGAATTCTATGAAGTCGTCAGAAATAGTTAATAATTGTTGTCTAACGTCTCTTTTCATTTGAGGGTTTCCTGTCGCTCCGTCCCATACGTCACCACATAACACTTCTTTAGTGTTGAAGGAATGTATTATTCTTTGTTCTCCGTTATTCTCCATCTTCTTCTATTTTAGTATATTCGAACGCTCGTCCGATATTTTTATTGAAGAAACTTCCTTGGGATTCTGACATTCTTAGTTTAGTGAAAACATCCCACGGTACCTCAGCGTATTCATACTTCTGTCCGTTTTTAAATTCCATTAACAATGTCTTAGCATCCGTATGATACTCCGCAGACGTTAAATTAGATGATTCGATGAACACCTTAATTCTCTTTCCGCTAATTTTTTCTGATATAATAGCCATATTCTGTAGTATTTAAATAAATATCTAAAAATGTAGTAAATAATCGATTATAAATAAAGGGCATAAAAAAACCCCCATTAAGGGGGTTTTAATTAACTTACATCTTCATAATCAACATCCGTCGTTCCGTCACCCTCTTCTTCGGGGGTCTCATAAAGTCGAGTGGTGATTTTAGTCCATACCTCTTCTAACTCTGTCTTTTTACTCTTAATGAGTAATATGTCTTTAGAGTCCTTGGCGTCGGTCAAGGATTTATTAAGTTCGATTAGTAACACTTTTTCTTCATCACTAATTTTATCCCCTAATTCCTCCATTTGTTTTTCAGTAGTGAAAATATAGGAATCCGCTTCGTTAATAGTGGTAACTTCCTCCTCTTTTTTCTTATCTTCATCTCGATTTAATTCCGCTTCGTCTCTCATTTTTTGAATTTCTTCCTCTGATAAACCGGTAGACGATTCGATTCTAATTTTTTGTTCTTTACCAGTCCCCTTATCGGTTGCCGATACACTAAGAATCCCATTGGCGTCGATATCGAAAGTTACCTCAATTTGAGGAATACCTCTTGGAGCCATTGGAATACTTTCTAATTTGAAAGTACCTAAAGTTCTATTATCCGTGGCCATTGGTCTCTCCCCTTGTAATGCGTGGATTTCAACGATTGTCTGGTTGTCCGATGCGGTTGAAAATGATTGAGATTTCTTTGTCGGTATTGTCGTGTTAGATTCGATTAATTTAGTCATTACCCCTCCCATTGTTTCAATACCCAACGATAATGGGGTGACATCTAATAATAGGACATCGGTTACATCACCGGACAATACACCCCCTTGGATTGCGGCTCCCATAGCGACTACCTCATCAGGGTTCACTCCTTTACTCGGAGTTCTTTCGAAGTATTTCTCAACTGCCTCTTGGACTGAAGGAATCCTAGTCGACCCTCCAACTAAGATGACTTCGTCTATTTCTCCTAATGTAATACCCGCATCAGTCATCGCTTTAATACATGGGTCAATCGACCTCTTTACTAAATTAGATGTTAATCTATCAAAATCAGACCTTGTGAAGGTTGTCTCAAAATGGATTGGACCATTTGGTCCAACACTAATATACGGTAGGTTAACACTAGTCTGAGTTGCAGATGATAATTCAATCTTCGCCTTCTCAGCCGATTCACGTACACGTTGTAATGACATAGAGTCTTGTGATACATCAACCCCAGAGTTAGTTTTAATAAGTGAGGTGAAGTGTTTGATAATTGCTTCGTCAAAATCATCACCACCTAACTGAGTATCACCATTTGTGGATAATACTTCGAAAATTCCGTCACCTAATTCTAAGATGGAGATATCGAATGTACCACCACCTAAATCGAAAACGGCAATTTTCATGTCTTTTTCTGTCTTATCTAACCCATACGCTAATGCTGCTGCGGTTGGTTCGTTAATAATACGTAACACCTCTAACCCCGCAATTTGACCCGCCTCTTTAGTTGCTTGTCGTTGGGAATCATTGAAATACGCGGGTACCGTAATGACTGCCTGTGTTACTTCCTCACCTAAGTATGCTTCAGCACTCTTACGTAGGTTTTGTAATACCATTGCAGAAATTTCCTGAGGAACATAATCCCTTTCATTTGCAATAATGGATACAGTATCCCCCTTACCTTTCTTAATTTTATAAACCACGTTTTTGTGATTCTCATTTAACTCCGAATAACGTTTACCGATAAATCTCTTAGCAGAGTATATCGTATTATCGGGGTTTGTTATCGACCCTCTTTTCGCAGAGTTACCTATATTAATGTTTCCGTCATGAAACGCGACTATTGAAGGTGTCGTTCTCGACCCTTCGGAATTAACAACTACTTTAGGTCCTCCAGTCTCCATAACAGAGACACACGAATTTGTCGTTCCTAAATCAATACCAATTACTTTTCCCATATACTTCTTTTTAGTTTACTTATTTAATTAATTGCAAAGATAGGTTTTATTATTGATACTCACAGAATAATTCACTTTTTTTTGTGAAAGTTTGTGAGACTAAAACATTATGTCTATCTTTGTGGTCAATATAAATCAAATTACGAACCAATTTGGTTAAACTGACAAACTGACATATAATATGGACAAAACACTGACATCACTAATAATGTTGTTTTTTAAAGAAAAAGTATTATATTTGTAATAGAAATAAAAACGTAAAACTAAAGACATAGATGGATACAGAATACGATGAACAAGGTGGAGGTAGAAAACTCCCAATAAAAAGACAAAAGAATGATTCTCGTACCCCAGTACTTGATAACTTTTCTAGGGACCTTATTAAATTAGCGGAATTAGGTAAAATAGACCCCGTTATTGGTCGGGATTTAGAAATTCGTAGAGTAGCTCAAATTCTTTCGAGACGTAAGAAAAATAACCCAATCATTATCGGGGAACCTGGTTGTGGTAAAACTGCATTAGTGGAGGGGTTAGCAATAAAAATTCATGAGGGTGATTGTCCTAAGAACCTTGCGGATAAACGTATTGTATCTTTAGACTTAACATCGATAGTTGCCGGTACTAAATACCGTGGACAGTTCGAAGAACGTCTAAAAGCAATTTTAGAGGAATTACAGGATAACGATAATGTTATTGTATTCATCGATGAAATTCATACAATTATAGGTACCGGTAACTCATCAGGTTCGTTAGATGCGTCTAATATAATTAAACCAGCACTATCTCGTGGTGAGATTCAATGTATTGGTGCTACAACATTAGATGAGTATCGTGAGAACATCGAAAAGGATGGGGCATTAGAGCGTAGATTCCAAAAGGTCATGGTGGAAGCGGCGACAATGGAAGAGACACTAATAATCCTTAATAACATTAAAGGGAAATATGAGGACCACCATAAAGTGGTTTATACTGATGAGTCATTAAAGGCTTGTGTCGTGTTAGCCGAGAGATATATCACCGACCGTGAATTTCCTGATAAGGCTATCGACATTTTAGATGAGGTCGGGGCTAAGGCTCAGGTTGAGGTTAAACTCCCTGAATTTTTGGAGGAATTGAAGGAAGAGGTCCATGTTATTAAGAAAAAGAAGTTAGACGTGGTTAAGAACCAAAACTATGAAATCGCAGCGGAACTTCGTGACCAAGAGAAGAAACTACTCAGTAAATTAGATACCGAGAAGACTGAGTGGGAACGTAAACAAAACGAAGATAGGACTAAAATCTATGAGGAGGATGTTTATCAAATAGTCTCAGACATGACTAAAATACCAATTACGCGTTTAGATAGTAATGAGTCGGAATCTCTTTTATCGTTAGAAGATAATATTAAACAGAACGTAATTGGTCAGGACGAAGCAGTTAAGAAAATAGCAAAGGCTATCCGTAGAAATCGAGTGGGAATTAAAGAACCAAACAGACCGATTGGGTCGTTTATATTCTTAGGGTCTACTGGAGTTGGTAAGACTCACTTAGCAAAGACACTGGCTCGTGAAATATTCGGCGATGAGTCGGCGATGATTCGTGTCGATATGTCGGAGTTAATGGAGAAACATTCTGTCTCTCGTTTAGTGGGTTCACCCCCAGGATATGTAGGTCACGATGAAGGTGGTCAGTTAACCGAACAGGTTAAGAATAAACCATATTCGGTAATACTTTTCGATGAGATTGAGAAAGCACACAAAGACGTGTTTAACATATTACTTCAAGTATTAGATGAGGGTCATTTAACTGACGGATTAGGACGTAAAATTAACTTTAAGAATACTCTTATCATTATGACGTCAAACGTAGGAGCACGTAAGCTTCAGGACTTTGGAACGGGAGTTGGATTCACCACAGATTCTTTGGCAACACAACGTGAGGAATTAACGAAAGGTATCATACAGAAAGCATTGAAAAATGAATTTGCACCTGAATTCCTAAATAGATTAGACGATATAATTGTTTTTAAATCATTAGAGAAAAAACACGTATCTGATATCGTAAAAATTGAATTAGGAAAATTAACTAAAAGGTTAGTTGAACGAGGTTATCGAATTACGATGGGACCATCAATTGCCGAACTAATTTCAGATAAAGGGTATGACAGTAAGTTCGGGGCACGTCCTATTCGTAGAGCGATTCAGGACTACTTAGAAGACTTTATCTCAGAAGAGGTACTTAGACAAAACATAGTGGAAGGTAAAAAATATTCCCTTAAGGTTACTAAAGGTAGTGATAAGATTATTGTGACTGAAAAGTCATAATAATCTTTGCCATTCAAAAATAAAATACTATATTTGTAGATAATAAAATCACAAAGAAATGAACAAAGAAAGATTAGACAGATTCAAAGACCTATTATCAGTACCTAGTAAGTCTGAGCAAGAGCATTTTATGGTTTCACACATCACAGATGTGTTAGATGAGATGATACACTTAGGGTTACAGGTAGATTACTATGTTGATGAAATTTCTAATATATATGTAACAAAGGGGGTTAGTGATTTATACCCCTGTTATATATCTCATACCGATACTGTACATCAAATTACCAACATTAACGTTAAACAAGGGGTCTCTAAGAAACCACCGACATTCGGTAAGAATTTTGGGGATGATGTGTTTGATATCCTTTATGGGTTAGACGATAATGGTGAATTAACTGGTATTGGTGGTGACGATAAATGTGGGATTTTCATTTGTTTGGAGATGGTTAGGAACCTAGAGAGATGTAAGGCGGCGTTCTTCGTTTCAGAGGAAATAGGTTGTATCGGGTCAAACGGAGCGGATTTAGAGTTCTTTAATGATGTGTCTTTCATATGTGAATATGATGCCCCCGGAGACCACTTAATCTCTGAAATATCGTCAGGGGTTAGATTATACGAGTCTAACGGAGACTTTATTAATGATTTAAAACCTGAAATAGAGTCGGCGTTTGGTAATCCACTTATCGAACAATCACACCCATTCACTGACGTAATGGTATTATCATCTAAACTACCAATATGTTGTATTAATATATCGTGTGGTTATTATAATATGCATTCAGAAAGAGAATTTGTTGGAATTGATGATGTTGAAAGAGCAATACAGTCAGGACTGAACATATCCAAATATGGGTATGATGAGAAATACTACTTTGAGGAGTCATCCCCAACTTACGTAAACGACTCATCAGACGACTATTATGAATCGGAAAAAACTACATGGTTAAGTGATGACTTAGTAGTGTTCGATGAAGACAACATGGGTATAGTAATCGAACAATACGAATCTAGACACCATGTCTCGTTAACTGAGAGAGAAATGAAAAAACTTTATACTCTTCTTAAGGAAAAATACGAAGGAGCTCAACTCAATCTATTTTAAAAACTGTTTCGATTCTTTTTTTCTACGAGCGGTTAATCCTTTAGTAAACCCACCATGAATCATAGTACTATCTGTTGGTAGTAACTTCGCAGCTTCGGTATGTTTACCCTTCTTAACTAATTTGATAAATTCTGAACTTCTAAGGTTCGGACAACCAGAATTAAATGATAATGACACTAGTACGTCAAACATATTTTGAGTTATCATATATGAATTTAATCCTTGTTTTTTCCACCCCATTAAAAACCTTCTAACACAATTCGCAGCCTCTGTTGCGTCAACATTTAGTAATTCCTGTGCCTGTTCTTTTGTGATAACATCACCCATTTTCGGCGTCTTACCTGACATCGCTCCTGTATGTCCCCATCCTATTGTTGTTCGACCGTCACCTAAACGATAGGCATTTAAAACAGGACTACCATTGGTCCCAATCGCACCTTCAAGGGATTTTAAATCGGTCCAAAACGTTTTAGACGCTCTAAGTTTAGTTCCGTCCAATAATGTACGGTTATCCTTATTCAACTTATTAGGTGTTTCTATTTTCGTACTCACCACTTTAGGTATTCTATTTGTGATGTATTTAATTGATGGGTAACTTACGTCTTCACCATTAATGTTCGTATTTGAGTACTCTGTAACCTTAACTCGATTAACCTTTCCATCGATAGTCATTAATAAGTCTTTCCCGTCCCACGTTACGATAGATTTACTATATATGGTTATTTTTGCCGGGTCACCATTTAGTGAAACATTGTCCTCACCATAGTGACGTACTAACCCCCCCATTATCCCATAATAACTGACAATGTTCTCTTCTTTTTGTTCTAATAGTCGACCCTCATTCAAGTCTAATGAAAGTTGTTTTAGTAAGTTAACTATCTCACCAATACTAAATAATCGTTTTTCAAACTTCTCACTACCCTTCTCGGTTTCTAACCAAACTACGTGACCCTCATGTTGTATTATATACCCATAATAATAAAGGTATCTACCATCCGAAGTCTTTTTAACATTTTTATCCGTATACCCATTATTTTCCCCATACTTGAACGAATATCGGTGAAATACGTTTCCATCATTTGCTCTGTCCCATTGTCGACCATATCTATCAGATTTCGTACTACTATCATTAGTAATCTCTAACCCTAAAGATAAAATGTGTTTTTTATCATTATTAAATTCTTTAATTTCATCTAAATAATTCATTTCGATGTCCTCCATCATTTCATCCTTCCATGCTATAATCCACGGTTTAAGTTCACCCCATCTGGTATCGTCACTATAGTCGTATCTGGCCTCGTCGTAACTCCAAAGGTCCGCACCTGAACCCACCTGACTATTCAGTTTTTTATCCTGTATTAGGTCTAGTACTGTTAGTTCTTTATTTCTAATTTGAATTAGATAACGAATTAATTTGTCGACTTGGAAGGTATATTCTTTTTGGTATTCCACCTCTTCGAGTCCGACTAGTCTTTCACCAGCATCTAACCACTCATCGTATGATTTGTTTAACGCGTCCTTAAACCCTTGTGCGTGTGACTCAACATACGTTTCTTGGTACTCCTCGGATATTTTTTCCTCCCATTTAGGGAAGTGACTCTGTAAAAGGGATTTTAATTCGAATGCGAAACCATCATTAATGAAATTATGATTGGATGACCTATCTGCGGACGAGGCTTCATGTTTAAAGGTGAAACCTAATTTAGTGAAAAACTCATGTAATTCCAATGCGTGGTCCGCACCTATCTGTATAAGATGGTAACACTCGTCTTGGACGTCCTGATACGCGGAATCCGTATAATATTCATAATCAGCACCATGACTACCGATATCATATAACGAATAATTCTCGGATTGCTCGGCAAAAAACTCAAGCCATTCTGATTCGCTCTCAAACTCAAAAGTTAAGACACCACGTCTACCGATAACCGCAATATTTGTGAGGTATTCCTCACTATATTGAGACTCCATATCGTCCGTCCATTTATTAGTTAATATGTTAAAACACACCTCGTAAAGGGTTAATTCCTTAACCTCTACTTCGTCGTTTTCATTTTCACGTAACGTTTTTCGTCTTTTAATGAAAGTGTCGGTCTCATATTGGTTCTTTTCTGCCCAATCCTTAACGTCCTCTAACTCATCCCCAATCCCGAATGGAACATTCATTTGACCACTAATCCTTTCAACACCCACCACTCTCTCTGACGGAGTATAATAAACAATTGATGAGCTACTTTGACTCCCGATTGATGGCGGTTTCTTAATAATAAGTTTATTGGAAAGTCCCATCAACAATTCGATTGTGAATCCGTTTGGTGATTTCTTTCCATCCTCTTTCTTATTTGGTAGTTCCAAAGATGTTGAACTCTCCTTTAAGTATTCCTTAAGGTATTGGTCATATATAATATTTAAGTTATTTTCCATAATAAAGTAGTTTCCTATGTGTTAAATATAAATATAACCCACATAATATAAATACCTAAGACTATAATCTATTCATCATAAATAAATTTAATTGATTTTAACGAATATTTTATTTATAAGACTTTACTTTGATTTCAAATTCGATACTAGTTATTATACCAGTTTTTATAGTGTAATATATAATACATTAATACAATATAAATTAACTATTATTAAATGCGCATAGAGAATTTTTCAACTTTCTTTTAACCCTCCCACATCATTTTCGATATTTTATTACCAATAAAGGTTGACGGTAATCATTAATTACTTACCTTTGTAGAGTCCTAATTTATTAGGGGTTTAATTTATTGTATCGTAGTAATAACCTGACGGGTCAGACAATGTAGCTGAGACATATAACCGGAGTTAACGCTAACGTGGGAGATAGACCCATCAATGATTAATCATTTTTTAATAGTAAATCTCTCACCGAGGAAAACCTTTAAAACAGATTCACAACTGCAGAGGTCGCTAGATTAGACAATATGAAATGTGAGTATTGTCCACTATTAAATTAAAAAGTGTCTTGGTCCGCTCTGGAGTAATTCAACGACAAGGTCTCGGTAGACAATCGTAATTGATTCTACCCAATCTGCCTCCATAGCTCAGTTGGCTAGAGCAGCTGATTTGTAATCAGCAGGTCGTAAGTTCGAGTCTTACTGGAGGCTCAAAATAATTAATAATATGAAAAAACTATATAGATACCCAGAAAAGGGATACCTTGGTGGAGTTTGTCACGGAATGGGATTACATACTAATACGGACCCAATTTTATGGAGGTTAATCGCTCTTTTTGGTGGTTTTGGATTAATATACCTTATTTTATGGGTTTTCCTTAAGAAGGGATACTCAATGAAAGGAGTGATTTAAAAAAAATTAATATATGAGTAGTAAATATTTTAAAAACAAACAAGAAAATAAGACACCTGACAATCAAAAAGGTCGTGGGGGTAAATCAAATAGTAAAAGTGCAAAACCCAGTCAAGTTAAAAAGGCTGGTAGGGGAAAGTAATTGTGAAAAAGTTATCTAAGTATTTTGAGTTCTCAGGAACAATAGGTGGGCTAACATACCTACTTAGAATACTCCTAACGACCTGTTTGATTTCTATTGGTGGAATATTATTTGAAGAACCTATTAGAGGGGGAAATATACCTCTAACTCTTTTATCGTTCATATTACTACTCCCATTAGTGTGGGTACTACTGTCAACTAAATATAAAAGGGTAAACGCTTTCGATAGGGAAATGGTTAACATTTATACCATTGGTATTATTACCACTTATGTGGTGTCAAATCTCACATCCGATAGGTTGGTATCAATAATGTTAACGATGTTTTTATTCGGAATTGATTTGACTATGATACTTAAAGATAGTAACATTAAAAACCATAAGGGATAATCACCTTAAACAAAGATTAGGAGAATTGGCAGAGCGGTCGAATGCGGCAGTCTTGAAAACTGTTGAGGGTAAGACCTCCGGGGGTTCGAATCCCTCATTCTCCGCAGTAAATTAGAATGGTTAATCCTCAGGGTTAACCATTTTTTTTGTTACTAACATATAACACCACAATGCAATCATATTTAAGTAGGAAATCGTTTTTAATAATGTTTCCACGTAAAATAAGGTCATTGGGTTGATATTAGTAGTTGTGAGTAGGGTAACATTAACCCCCCTTAAAAGTCCCACCAACATAATAGTCATGAATATACCCGTCATTGTCATATGTTTGGTATATTTCACATTCTCACCTACCCCCATAAATTAACCTTTTAAATAAGTATTAATTAAGTTGTGCGTATGACAATAAAAATATATCTTTGTTGTTCGAAAACTTAAAAACATACCGATGAAACACATTACTAAACTATTACTGGTAGTATTATTATTTTTAACGTCTTGTCAGGAAGACGGAACATGGTTAAACGAGTCAATGTCCGAGGAGGATTACGACCCTAACCCGAGTACTAGTCGAATCATATCCCATTTTAATGAGATGATACATCATTCCGAAATCGACTTTGATGACATGAATCAAATACCGATGGTTATGAAATACATAGATACCGTTAAAGTATATGTACAGGGGAGTGGAGTAAAGGATAGACACCGTAACATAGTTAATAACGTAATTAACGACTTTAATGTTCACTCTGAAGGGTCAGAATTCTACGCAATTATAGTGTCGGACTCATTAATCGCAAATAATTACGTCTTTTTTGGGGACCCTCGAGATTGGGTGGACCTATGGAGTGCCTACCCGGATAGTATCACTGATACTGAAATATTTAAAAGTACTAATGGGGGTTTGAGTGAGACAGTTTTCAATGGGGAGGAAGAAATCCAATTCTCAAGATGGTTTGTCAATACCAATAACACTTACACCGATAAGGAATATTGGGTTTCATTACATGAATTCGGTCACTCCATTGGGTTTGGTTTTCACACCACAACACCATCAACCATAATGGCGGATGGGTACCTATCCTATTTTAACGATTTTTTACACCCATTAGATAAGTCAGTTTTGAAACTATTATATTCTGATGAACTACCTCCTGGGACTACGAAATCCGAGACATCTATAATACTACCGACATTACTTAATTGACATTCAACCGATAGTTTACTATCATTACAATACGTAAGACAAATAAACGTCTAACTGCGTCAAATCAGACGTCCCAGAGGATTCTCAACTCACTAAACAGGAGATGGTGGAGCACGATAAATAACCCCATTTTGGGGTTTTTTATTACTTATTAAACAGTTAAAAATAATACTTATGAAGACAGTTAAGAATAGTAATGGAGACGTTAAGAGGGTTGACGAAGGCACTGCAACCAACTTAGTTAATAGTGGTGTGTGGTCCTTTTGTCCTAAATCGGAATATAGGGGTAATAGAAAGAAAACAACACCAAATACAAAATCTGAGGACGACGTGGATTTACAGTCTAGAGGATTGTCGGACAAAAAATTAAGGAAAGAAAGAAGACTCGCGAAGTCAAATAAGAAATAGGTTGAAACGAGTAAAACTAATACTTTTTAGTTCGGATAGGTTATCATATAACCCACTTTCCGAAAAGATGTTAGAATTCACAGAGTTCTACATCGATAGGATTAGTCAGTCCACTGAATTTCACTGTGAGACGATTAAAGTCAATACAATTGACGCTGCACTGGAGCATCATATTGATGGGTTTGACTATGCTATATTCATGGCGTCAGGTAACCGAATTTACAATTCCAAAGATTTACTTCCTGAATTAATAACACCATTTATCGAAAACCCTAAACTAACGTTAATGGGGCATATATTAGATAGGAAAGAAAAGTGGTACGAATTAAATCATCAGTTTTTCACTATTGATGTTAACAATTGGGTGAAATGTGGTCGACCATCATATAATAAAATAGATGTAGGTAAACTAATAGAGGTGAAAAGAAGTGATGAGAATTTTCACGACGATTATACTCCATTATGGGTTGAAAAAGGAGATACGTTTCGTAATTACGAGAATACCGAGCAGGGGGCTAACTTAATAAACCAAATACTTACTAATGATTATGATGTCCAAATATATGGAGGAAACATCAAGTCTAAAAAGGTATATCTATACCCTGAATATAACTCCAAGATATTCCACCAACTAATTTTAGATAAAGGGGTAACTGAGGACATCGATTATAATAAAAAGACTCACTTAAAGTCCCTATTACACGGTAACTCGACATGGGTTTTCAATACGGAAGAAATGGAACTAACTAAGGACCATAAAGGTGAGTCGTTCAATGTGATATCACTACCATCCGCCGGGTTTAAGTTTTTAGACGTGGTTAAGGGTAATTACCTTTCGGAAGGGGGTAAAATTATTTTTTACGACTTTAATGTTAAAAGTGTTAGGTGGATTAAATATATTTTAGAGAGTAACTATGATACTATTCATGACTTAGTTCGTAATTTTGACGATAAGTGGGGTCTAATCGGTAAGCGAGGTGAGGGACTTTTAGATGATAATGATGGAATGACAGACTCAATGAGGGAAAATGTTAATGAGGTTTATGATTATTATGGTGGTATCGATAACTTTAAAGAATACTTAAAAACATTTAAAGGGTACCATATTGAGTACCACGACATTAATATTATTGATAACCCTGAGTCTATTTATGGTCTTATGGGTGGGGAGAATAACCTAATAAATGTCTCCAACATATACTCAACAGACTACTCAAATATGTTTTACGGAAAATCTAAAATGACTAAAATTTTCAATAAATCAGTAACTTACATACAATCACCAACACTGATAGTTGGTAGGGGTGTTGATGTATCATACTCCGAGACTTTTTACGATAAAACCGAAAAAAATATATAATCAGAGAGGGTTGTTAGTTTAACTTTATTAACTTATCTTTGTGATGTTAAAAAGTTATAATCACTCGGGTGGTGGAATAGGTAGACACGTTGCTCTTAAACAGCAATTCCTTTTGGAGTGTGGGTTCGATTCCCACCCCGAGTACAAAATAAGAGAAGTAGTAAAGCTGATTAAATTGAGAAACATAGGTAAAGGTTAACCTCTCATTCACGCAGTAACCTCGAAAGACCCGAACCTTCTCTTATGTTATTTAAAACCACTCAGGTTCAGATATAGAAATATATTGAGGATAATTCAGTCACCCGCACCTCGAAAGAGAAAAAACTTTAGACTGACAAGTGAGGAATGTGGGAGCCTTACAATGGACGAGTAGCTCAGCTGGATAGAGCAATGCCCTTCTAAGGCATCGGTCATAGGTTCGAATCCTATCTCGTTCACAAATATTAATAAATTGAATTATGGTGGAATATATTGGGTGGGCTGCGACTGTCGCTATTGTCCTTTCGTTCTTAATGAACGACTTACTTAAATTAAGAGTGACTAGTTTAATCGGGGCTCTATTGTGGTTATGGTACGGCATTGTAACTAACATACCGTCGATTCTTTTTCTAAATATTATTATCGTAATTATACAAATTTATAAAATATACCAACTAAAAAGGGGTAAAACTAAAGAGAAACATGATTAAAGACCATAAAGAGATACCCGAATTCCAAATAAAGGGGGATATAAGTGAGATAAATGAATCGTTTGACTTCCATAGTCGTAATGTCGAGTTAATCGAACAGAACCTTAATGGGGGTCCTAAGGAAACAATTCTTTGTTACTTCATAACTGAAGACGGTCGGAGATTGGTTGCGGAATTACCCGAGGAGTCATATCTAACGTCAATAAATGAGAGTCTACGATATTTCGTTGGAAAAGAAGAGTATGAGATGTGTGGTAAAATCAATAAAGTCAAAGAAAAACTATTAAACTAATGGTATATTATGGTGAAACGGATTTCATTTTTAAAATATAAGGTAGGACATCAATTCTACATTGTGCCGACAATACAAATCACATACGATAAAAGACTAAACGGGAAATACTCAATAGATTTGTTATGGGGTCGATGGGGTATATCAATGGCATGGTAATTGATATTTATTAACTATTAGTTGAGTATCACTTGACGGATAAATAATAACAGACTTAAATTAATCATATTATGAAAAAAATATTATTAGTATTAATCACATTTACTTTAACTTCGTGTGGGACATACCAAACATTACGAACCCAAAACAATACGCCATTAAGGATTAACAATTTTAACACAGATAACACATATCAAAATCTAAACTGGTCCCCATATTATTATTATGGGACTAATTTTTACGATATGAGTCATCATTTTAATCATGGGGTATGGTGGAACTATAATAGACGAGGTTTTGGTTTTACATATAATTGGAATCACAATAGGTGGAGTTCATCGTATTGGCGTGGTGGATGGTATAACACCAATAACCAATATAGGTGGTATGATAACCGTAGGGGTCGAAGAACGAGTAGTACTCGTCAAAATGTCCGACATATAGTGACGAAACCAATTCGTTTGGTTAGTACTAATACCGTCAGACCCATCCCTATACGGAACGGTAATTCGATAATTAAACGAGTAAGACGTAACAACGTCAGAACCAACAAAGTCAGGAGAGTAACCCCAATTAGGAGGAATACCCATACTAAATCCCCACGTAGAACCATACAATCAAATAAGAAAAGAAGAACTAATCAATAATTTAAAAAAAACTCTCACCATGGTGAGAGTTTTTTATTTATATGTTTGGTGGTTGTATCTATTTAACTTATCTTTGTAGTGTTAAATAAATAAAGACATAAAGATATGGGTACGAACTACAGAAGAATTCCGAAGATAAGTGATATGGTCAGTAAAAGTCAAAAACTTACACTGAGACTACAGGAGATGAACCTATATGACGCGTCCATGACGTATAATGGATTTAACTTCATCAAAACCGATGGGTTGAATTCTAACTCACCATGGGATGAATTTACCGATGGGATGTCAGTACATATTGGTAAACGTAGTGGTGGTTGGAAATTCTCATGGAACTTCCATAATGGAAAGTTCTATACAAATAAGAAAGAATTGTTCGACTTCATTAGAAGTGGTCGAATCGTAAATGAATACGGAGAACAAATACCGACGGAGGAGTTCATTCATATGGCAATCGGATGGTGTGTTGACGGATTGGACGGAATCGAAGAGGGGTACGAGAAAGAAGTGGACGGATTAAGTGTCTCAACATCAACAGACTTTTCATAATATGAGTAATAAAAATAGGTATGACCATTACGTAGGTATGGTCGAGAGGTGTGAGAAAATCATTAATAGTTGTATTACGGAAAAACAGTTAGAATCCGCAGATAAGTATTTGGAACTATTTAAGAGACAGATAAAGAACGCCGAAACGAATAGTATGGAGGGTAAGTTGTTTTACGATAAAGTATCTTCACAACAAAAAGACTTGAGGATTAAAATAAAAACGTTTATTATTACATAATGGATAACAGTAGTAATACATTTGACAATCAAAACCAATATGAGCATAATACTACGTTGGATGTTAATTTTAGATACATGATACCTAAGGGTACTAAAACTATTGAGATTATCGCTGAGATTGAAAACATTGCCGGTGTAGACATATTTTATACAAAATCAGGTAGGTCATTCGCTGAACATCAATTGGACGGTGTCGAAGTGACATATAATTACATAATGAAAACATGGCCCGAAGTCGATGCATAGATTAGGGAACGAAGCCCACGGATTACGGGTTTATTTAATATTAAACCTCAACCACTTTCGAGTTTGTTGAATTGTTAAATAGATTGTCGCGGATGTCGGTCGAATCGTTGGTCGGATTAGTTGGTAACTCTAAGGTGTTTAAAAGTTACAAATACCCCTATAGCTCAGTTGGTTAGAGCATCTCAATAACATTGAGAATGACGTAAGTTCGATTCTTACTGGTGGTTCTAAAAAATAAATGAAAAGGGTTAGACTATCTCATTTATTTGAGTATCTTTGTAGAGTCAAAGACGACAAAACAAAAATAAATTAAAAAAAAGGGTACTAAACATATTTTTTATATATGTATATACAGTATCCGACGTAACGGGATAATAATATAATTATGAAAACAAATACTAACATACAACTCTTATCGAATCAGATGTTCCATTTATGGACTGCGATTACTGTCTCGGTATGTGCGTTTGGCTTTGGACAGGACAGTTATAATGTTAGAGAACCGAAACGATTAATTGGATATTTAAAATGGTGATATAGACTAAACACATATATACTCAGTATTAGATAATCCAATTTCCAAAAGAAGTTGGATTTTTTTGTACCCAATAATTCGGATTCTAACGAATTAAAATAATAGAAACAAATGGTGTTCGTAGTTTAATGGCGAGAATGGTGGATTGTGATTCCACAGATGGGAGTTCGATTCTCCTCTTACACCCTAAATGGTTGTTTTTATACCATATTAAATAGTTCATTGACATATTGGATAAAATTAAAGGAAGGTTGACAGAGTCTGGCTTATTGTACTAGTCTTGAAAACTAGAGGGTGTAAAAACTCCATGGGTTCGAATCCCATACCTTCCTCTACATTAACTTGTGGTATAACGGTGATTACATTTGACTTTGACTCAAATAATGGAGGTTCGATTCCTCCCAAGTTAACAATAATACGGGTAGTATTCTCGGGGTGAGAAGCTCGCCTTGGACGCGAGAGGTGGTAGGTTCGACTCCTATCTACCCGACTAAAGTAGCCCTTGTAGCAAACCGGCGTAGGCAATCGACTTTTAATCGATGGGGTCAGGTTCGACTCCTGACAGGGGCACAAATTGGAATGGTTATGCCAATTAAAGTATATGTAACCACCTGTTTCGTTGGCGTAATGGTAGCGTATTTCTTTTACATGGAAATGGCAGTGGTTCGATTCCACTACGAAATACAAAAATAGTTGGGTGAAAGTGATTCATTACTACAATAGTGATAACAACACACGATATTCTATGGGTATTAGGAATTGTAGTTCCAATCGATATAGTTTTTGGCGTTAGTGGAATGGTGACCAAGGCCGGCGATAAGCCGGCAGGAGCAAGTTCGATTCTTGTACGTTGACAAAATAAATGGGATATGAAAGTCGTTCGGATACGGCAGCGAGACTGTAAATCTCGTCCTTCGGGGAGTGGTTCGAGTCCACCATAACCCACAATTACATAAAATTTGTGTTTAGGATATGTATTTAGATTATATATATTAATATATGACTTAACATATAACGTAAATCAATGAACACAGTAATTAACAAGTCAAAATTATCAATTTCAATACTCTCAAATTTAATGGCATTTCACATACCGGTTATATTATGGTATTCGAGTGGGGGTTTTGAAGAATCGATAAGTAGTTACCATTTAACAGATGCGAAATGGGCATTATTTATAACATTAATAATTACCTCTTTTGGGTTTTTTATTGGGAAAGTTGAGTATAGACTCTCAGGGGTTCTTTTAATTCTAATTGCGATTTTTAATATTGAATATGAGTTAATTCATAATATAACTGCCGGTTTGTTTTTTGCGTATACTGCGGTTTTAATGTTCATGGATAAGAGGTTTTGGTTTTTATCGATACCGATATTCATATCGTCATTAACGATACCGTTTATGTCGTTATACCCCTTTGAGATGATTTCATTATTATGTATTATATCGTTTAATGTTCTATATATTTTAAGATATGTTAGAATTATTAACATAAGATAATACTATTCAAATTTTAACGGTACTGTAGCTCAAATGGTAGAGCACTTGGTTGAAGCCCAAGGTGTAGTTGGTTCGATACCAATCAGTACCACAATTAAATTACGATGCAGGTGCATTAACTGTCTCATGAGCAGTATCGGTAGATATACCTAATGGAGGTTCGAGTCCTCTAATCGTAACTATGGACCTGTAGCTCAGAGGAAGAGCATTCGCCTGTTAAGTGAAATGTCGAGATTTCGAAATTCTCCGGGTCCTCAAATTGATTACAAAGAATGAATGATACGAGCCTTGAAAGTTCGAAAGGAGTCAGGTTGTAATCAACTTCGGAGTGTAGCTCAATCGGTAGAGCATTGTCCTGATACGACAAAGGTAGTTGGTTCGATACCAACCATTCCGACTTTACTTACAAAAGGAAGATAAACTATGATGGTGACTAGGATATCCTGCTAAGATAATCGTACTTAACGGTATTCGGTTCGATTCCGATTTCTTCCTCAAAATACCAATATAGCTCAGAGGTAGAGCACCTCTTTCATACGGAGTAGGTCGATGGTTCAATTCCGTCTATTGGTACAAAAGGGGG